TGACGTATGAACTTCTACTTGCCAAGTACGAAGCGAACGAGTTCCACGCTGACTATTGGTGGAATGATGATTTGCGTTTCAATATGGTGCCATCAGGAACGCCGGAGGACGCTCTAGTAACGCTCGCCATCGAACTGTTCAAGCAGGGTGTTCTAACACGAGAGGCTGCGTAACTAACCCTACGCAATAAAGGTTTCTGGGATAATGGCACCATGAACCTTCGCCAGTGCGGATAGTAATATAGAAAGGAATGAATGTCATGAACCGATACCAAAAAACAGCAGAAACCAAGAAGCTTAAATACGGCAAAGACTGGTTTGCAAAGCAGGGAGCTAAAGGCGGACGTGCTAAAGTGGACAAGGGCTTCGCAATCACAGGAACTGGCAAAGAAGCCGCCAATAAACGATGGATAAAGGTGAAATATGAAAATAGAGAACAAGATATATCTGTTAACAATAAGATATGAGTACGACATCGCATGGGAGGATATTCAATGAGTGAATACCATGCTCCTCACTACATGGAAACGTACTACAAATCACGCATAGCTGAATTAGAACGCCAACTAGCTATGGCACGGGCAGAACTCGCACGTATAGCCTTGAGAGACGCTCAGTAGCTTGTACCGACACCATAGAGGCAATCAACCGTTATTGTGTAGGATTTACGCCTACTAGCCGAAGCTATGCCCTTGTTATGCCGGTAGAAACCACCGAACCTTACAACACTAATCATTATAGCATAACCATAATAGAATGTCAACCCTATTTATAAAGATTATGTAATGTGATATAATGCACTCCATAATACAGGTGAAATACAGGTATGCCATTTCCTAACACTGATACTCAATTCAAACCAGGTGAATCAGGTAACCCAGCAGGTAAGCCTAAAGGGGCTATTCACCTCAGTACAATGATTCAAGACTACCTTAATGAAGAGCTTGACCCTGATACCGTAAACCCTAAAGAAGTAGGCAAGACACGCATGAAAGCCCTTGTCGCCACAGCATTTATCAAGGCCGACGCAGGGGATAACAAATGGGCTGAATGGCTCGCTAAATACGGTTATGGGCAGAAACTACAGTTAGAACATAGCGGTGAGGTGAACACTGGCACGAATGACCCAACCCTTGCAGCACAGTTCGCTGACTACATCAAAGAGAAATCTAGGGACTAGTAGTAAGATTGACCAGATGTTATAATACTGGCAATGAAGCGTATCTACCTCAAGGGAAAGTACTCGTACCTATTTTGTATTGTGGACGATGATGACTATGAAGAGTTGTCCAAATACAATTGGTTTTACAATAATTGCGGCTATGCGATAAAGAATAAAACCGGAGACTCACCAAGGCAGTATATGCATCGTTTCGTAATGGGTGCTGTCAGCGGTCAGATTGTAGACCATATAAACCAAGATACATACGATAACCGAAAAGAAAATTTAAGGTTTGTTACAAAGAGTATCAATGCACGTAACTCAAAGAAGAGATTAAAAGTGTCCTCAAGCGGATATACTGGTGTGTATTGGTCAAAGGTAAAGGACAAGTGGTCTGCCCGAATATCTATTGACGGCAAAGAAATATCACTAGGCTATCACTCTAATCTTGATGACGCAGTTTCAGCAAGGCGTGAAGCAGAAACCTTATATGCAATCACCTAGTAATGAAGACCTCCAATCGTCCTCCGTCCTTGCATGGGTACTGCTTAATAAGATGGTTAACGAAAACTTAAAGCCTATCGAGTTCAAAAATCATCGTTTTCTTATTGACTACATGGCAGACCAAGCCCCAGTCAAGGTGACGATTAAAGCAGCACAGGTGGGGCTAACCGTTGCCGAAACACTAGACAACTTCCATCTAGCGCATTACCGCAACATGAACGTCATTCACACACTCCAGACTAAGGACGTTATTAAGGGCTTCGTGTTCCCAAAGGTGAACCCTATCATCTCAAACAACAAAGCTATTAAAGATGTGGTGACGATAGACTCAGAGGGTCTTAAACAGGTAGGTAATGCCTTTGTCTACTATCGTGGTGCCAATGCTGAGAGTCAGGCGATTAACATTTCAGCTGACGTATTGAAGATTGATGAGTACGACCGCTCCAACCCTCAAGTGGTTGCGATGTTCCCCTCACGCCTTGACGCAAGTGAGTACGGATGGAAACGATACTTCTCTAACCCCAGTATGGTTGGCTTTGGTGTTGATGGCATGTACCGCAAATCTAATCAGTTTCATTGGTTCATCAAGTGTGGGCATTGTGGGCATAACTGGTACATTGACTTTGAGCAATCGAAAGACCCTGACGATTTAAACCACTACGTTGATAAAGAAAAGGCTATCTATGCTTGTGGCAAGTGTGGTGGCGAAATCACTGACAGCGATAGGCGCAACGGTGAATGGGTGGCAAAGTACCCTGACAGGGAATGGCATGGTTATTGGTTCTCGCAGCTTATGGCACCGTGGAAATCTGCTAAAGAGATACTGCAGAAGTATGAGGATGAGCCGATTGATGTGTTTCACAACATGACACTAGGTAAAGCGTACACCCCATCAGACATGCTGGTAGACCGCCAAGCTATCCTCCGTGCCTGCGCCCCTTCAACGATTGAGAAGCGTCACGTAGCGATTGGCGTAGACCAGAACGTGAACAACCAAATATGGGTAGCTGGTACGCCTGAAGGTGTCTTTGCTTATGGGAAGTACGAGTCATGGGAGGAGATAGAACGCCTCAAGCTGATGTACAACGCTATTGTCGTACTCGACCCGAACCCCTACCCAACCAAGCCGAAACAGTTGGCCGAGAAGTACAACGATGTCTACCTCTGCTACTTCAAGCCACAAGAGGGCATGAACATCATCAAGCGTGATGGACAGAAGGTCTTAGCCGACCGTACTCGACTGCTCGATATGGTGGCGAGTGAGATAGTGGAAGCCAAGCTACTGTTCCGCCAGCGTCCTTCTGAACTTGAAGAATACATCGCCGACTGGGGCAACATCTACCGCACCACTACCGAAAAGGATGATGGCCGTGTCAAGTCTGAATGGCTCAAGAAAGAGGGCAAGAACTCTGACTACTCATTCGCCACAGCCTACATGAGGATTGGCCTGTCGTTCATGATTGGCAGTGAATCACGCTTACTCGAACCACAAGAGAGCAAGTCTACGATTGTAGGTGATACGACACTGGGTAGTGTTGTGCGTGATACGTTAAATGGGTTATAATACTCGCAAGCACTTTTACATCTACGGCCAAGTTATAGTCAAAGGAGAAGTTTTAGTATGAAAGTAAAAGTTTTAGATGTAGATGGAAAGTTTCGAGATAACCCTGATTTTCCAGTTGCAGTAGTCCGTGACCAAAGAGACGAAAGTACAAATGAGTTTGTAGGCGGTCTTATTATTGACCCTGTGTTAAATTACTCTGTCTATAATAACCTGTTTGGACGCATTATGACGCTCGTAGAAGCAACGACAGATGCCTCAAAACTCAAGCCTGTAAAAGACTTGTTTACTAAGGAATTAGCGTCTTGGAACAGTGATGTGTACAATTCAGCTAGAGAGTTGTCGAATGGTGGCAATAGTAGTCGCAACCTGTATTCACGACACTCACCAGTAGTACCAGCAGAAGATTAATTAAACCACTTGGCCGTGGTTGTAAGAGTACGCAATTAACATATCACCCCTGTAATAAAAGCATTTCAATTAAACCGTTAGTAGTGTATAATGCAAGTAACTCTGACCGCTACCAGATAATTTTATATTATGGAAGAACGCTATAAGGTACTGGTCATGCTGCGGCAGTCAAGCCGCCCAAAGTCGTATGACTTCCACTGTTTCCGTTGCAATATGAAAATCTGTGAAATCTCTGGCTCTGACGTGGTGATGTTTGATGATGCCATTAACATCTACCAGAAGGTCACGACTGGTGTGAAGTGCAAAGGCCGACTCGCTAATAACGGTGGACGCTGTACACTGATGTTCTTCTTTGAGGAGGTCAAGTAATGGACCCCCAACCAATAATCGGCCAGAATAACGCTTACACCGAACGTTTCGATACCCTCTATCTTCAACCCGAAGACATTGAGTCCTTCGTCCTCGCCACACCTGATGATAAGCTTCGCCAGTCTCTCATCCGTGAATTAGACCGTGACCGTGACTATTGGAACCAACGCCCGTGGAATCTTGAGAACACGGACAAGACTGCAACTGCGTACTTCCTTGGTGAGCAAACAACCGATGGCAACTACTACGTTGAGGATGACTCATACAAGGACAACCGCCTCTTTACTGGTGTCCGAGCGATTATGTCCTACGCCTTTGGCCAGATGGCGAAACCTGAACTTACCCCAAGTAAGGGTGATGACATTTATCTCAAGGCTGCTCGTGACCTCCAGATGGCACTGTACCAACACTCGCTTGATGAGAAGGCAGACCGCAAGTTCCGTGCTGCTGGCCTCAACATGGTGATTCGCAAGCGTGGCTACCTCAAGGTTAGGTACGATGAGAACGAGGGCTATGACGGTGATGTAGTCACGGAGATTTGTAACCCCGAAGATATTATTGTGTCTCGTGATGCCAAGTATCTGTCGAACCCAACAAGGATTTATCACCGCCTGCGCTGTTCCGTTGATGAACTCTGCGCTCGCTTCCCCGATAAGAAAGACGAGATATTCAAAGCCTTTGGTATTATCCAAGGTCGTTACACACAGGTATCAAAGGAAGTCACCTACTTTGAGTGCTGGTTCACCTACATAGATGGTGGCAAGAAAAAGGAAGCTGTGGCGTGGTTCCTCCCTGACGCTGAACTTATCCTCGACAAGATGCCGAACCCGAACTGGATTTACACCGGCAACGACAAGAAAGACAAGGAAGTTAACCTTGTCAGCAACCCACCAAAGCCATTCGTGACCTTCAACTACATGAATCTTGGTGAGTCCTACATTGATGAGACTTCATTGCTAGAGCAGGCCAAGCCACAACAAGAGCTTGTGAATCGTCGTGGCAAGCAAATTACCGACAATGCTGATTATGTCAACGGCCGATGGGTAGCCTCCAAAGAAGCCTTTAACGAAGAGGATGCACAACGCCTGATTAACAAGGGGCCAAAGACCGTCGCCCTTGCCTCGTCTAAAGATGTGAACGGCAACATCGCTAACGCCCTCGTGAACGTCGGTACGCAAGCCCTCCCTAATTACATGGTGAACACCCTCTACGATGCTCGTGGTGAGGTTGACAACATCCTCGGCACACCAGCTCAGTTCCGTGGCGCACAACCACAATCTGACGATACAGCGACTCGTGACCTCCTCGTGAAGCAACAAGCCGGTGCCTTGCAAGACGACCTTGTGTCCTCCGCTGCTGAATCTGCCGAAGTCTACTACAAGCTCAAGCTCCAGCTCATGAAGGTGAACTACGGCGAAGACCACTGGTTTACCTGTCGGGGTGCTGATGGCAAGTACATCTTCATCATGCTCAACGGCAAGAACATCGACTCAAATGTGAAGATTGGTGTCCAGACTGACTCAACCCTGCCACTCGATAAACAAGCCATTCGAGCTACAGCCATGAACCTGTCGGCACAAAACAAGATTGATTACCTGACCCTTATGCAAGACCTTGGCCTCCCAGACCCTGAAATGCGAGCTGAACGCTTCTACCGCTCACAGACTGACCCAACAGGCTATCTCAAGTCTATCGAGCTATCGGAGATTGACACCGAAGCCGAAGCCGACATACAGCTCATCATCAACAAGAAAGAACCTGATGAAAAGGACAACTACACGGCTGATTACATCAACTACTTCAACCGCTTCCTGACCACGAACCGCTTTGCCAAGCTCAAGCAAGACGCACAGCAACGCCTGACTGAGTGGCTGATGGCCGTCCAGCACGTCATGACCAATACGGCTAATCTCCAAGCCCTCCTGCTTGATGACGCTGGTATGCTCATCACCCAGCCTGCGCCACCACTTATGCCAGACCAAGCCCTTGCAGGCGCACCAGTGCCACCAGCAGGCACCCCCGATTTAGCCCAAATGGAGGTTGGCGGCGAAGCCCCTCCGGTTCCGACCCAGTAACTAATAAGAAAGGATAAATGAAATGTCAGATATAGCTGATGACCAACTGTTAGAGTGGGGAAATACACCCTTGAAAGCTGAAGACCGAGCAGCCAACGCTGAGGAAGCAGAGATTGTTGAAGATACAGAAGAGGTAGAGGACAACGAGGAAGTCGAAGAGACTGAAGAAGTAGAAGAACAAGAGGAAACCGAGGAAGAGGAAACTGAAGAGGTTGAAGAATTTAAGCCTGCAGTTCCAACTGATGACCCCGGCGAGTATACCCCGAACGACTACTCATTTGAGGTGACACTCGAAGGCAAGACTCACAAGATTACCACACCAGAAGAGGCTGAAACCTTTGCCGATGAACATGCTGAAGAGTTTGACGCTAAACAACTATTGAAGTTCATGCGCCAAGCCTCAAAGATGGAAGACCGTCTCGAAAAGGATAAAGAGGAGCATGAAGCTAAGAAGCAGGCGTTTGACGAAAAGAAAGCCGTCGCTGATGAGCAACAGTCTACTATAAATAATATAGCGAATGAGATTAGCTACCTTGTCTCAAAGGGGAAGCTGCCAAAGGTTGAAGCGAAGTACGCCAACGCTGATTGGTCTGATAAGGACATAGCAAAACAACCCGGCGTCAAAGAGCAAGTGGAACTCCTCGGTTACATGCGAAAAGAGAATGAAGCTCGTGCCAAAGCTGGCCTTGCTCCTATGACCTCTGCCCTCGACGCATTCAACGCATGGCAACTAGAGCGTCAGGTAAACGACGAGGACGAAGCCGAGAAGCAACAAGCTGCTGCTCGCAAGAAAGCCAGTAGCCGTGTCGCTGGTACATCATCGGCACCTGTCAACCTGAAACCACCAAAGGGCATTGCCGTTGGTCGTGCCTTCTCACTCGATGAGCTGGAGCGATTCTAGGTATTGCATATTTCAAACCCATACACTATCATGTATTCAGCGGAGTCCCCTCATGGGGACTTTCTTTTTATTTAGAGTCTCCGGGAACAGCTAACAACAACTAAAGGAGAAAGCATGACAGCATCAGCTCAGAACGACCGTGTGAATAACATCACGCTGGAAGACATCAACGCTTCTATCGTGGACACAGTCAACCAATCGAGTGAGATTATGAAGCGAGTTGTGTCACAGCCGAAACAATGGAACGGCCGTTCACACCAGACTCCAATCTTCACAAACAACTCACAGCTAGGTACTAGCTTTAAGGGTACAGAGACTCTCGATACGTCGATTGACTTCAACACGCAAAAACTTACATGGTACCCAACTGGCTATGCACAGCCTGTCGGTGTTAGCCTTGTCGAGCAATCAATCAACAAAACACCAGCCGGTGTGATTAACTTGGTTGACGGTTCATACCAGTACGCTCAGAACAGCATGATTACCGCACTTGGTAACATCTTCTATGGCTACGGTACAGGTAACGACTTCGATGGTCTTGGACTTATCGTTGACGACGGTACAAACACTACGTCTTACGCTGGTCTTAGCCGTACGACTTACCCAACTATCAATGCGTTCTTGACTACTGCTACTGGCGGTGTTCTTGACCTTGATACAATGAACGCAGCAGACGACGGCGCTACCATTTCTGGTGACCTGTCTGAAACACCTAACTTGATTCTGTCTGACCAAACTACTTGGTCTCTCTACTCAAGCCTGTTGACTCCTACTCAGTACGCTACTTATGGCGCACTTGGTGGCGACTTCATCAAGGGTGACACAGCTGTTGGTCAGCAAGTAAGCGCAAGCAATGGCCTATCTATGAACGGTGGCGCAATGAGCGTAACCTTCCGTGGCAAGCCATACGTTCGTGACCAAAAATCACCATCAGGTGTCCAGTGGTTCATCAACGAAAAATGGTTCGAGTTCCGCAGCCTTCCAATCAACACGCTTGACATGGTTGCTACAACTGAAACAGTTACAACTGGTGCTTACGACAAGTACCGTGTCTCTGCCTTCCAGTTCCGCAAGTACATCCAACCTGTTGGTCAGCTCGCTGAAGTCGGCATCTTCGTTATGTACGGCAACCTGATTTGTAACAACCCTAACCGTACAGCTAAAATTAGCGGTATCACAGGAGTATAATCATGGCACTTTCAGCATTAGTACAAATCACCGACCAAGATACAAACAGTGCATCAGCTACCCAAGGTGGCGCTGCACTCGGTCAGGTAGCAAGCACTCCTGACGGCCGTATCTTTACATACGCAAAAGCTGGTGCAGCTAACCTTGCCGCTGGTAAAATCGTACAGCCTGCCGCTGTTACGGCTAACTACGCAACTCGCACACTATCAGTTGCACAAGCAGTTGGTTCAAACCAAGTCACCGTGACTCTTGGTACAACTGCAGCTCAAGACTTGTTCGCTGGCTTCTACCTCGTCGTTACTGACGGTGTAGGCAAGGGTCAGGGCGCATACAAGGTTGTTGGCAACACTGCCGCAACTGCTGGTAACAGCAACACTACTGTCGTGACTATCGAGAACGCCCTTAACGTCGCTCTTGATGCAACTTCAGTTGTTGGCCTGTACCCAAGTCAGTTCAGCGCATTGGTTATCTCTGCAGAAGGTTCAGCACCAGCTGTCCCAATCTCAGGCGCACCAGTTGTTCCTGTTACTGCAGCCTACTACTTCTGGGTACAAACCGGCGGTATGGCTTCAGTCCTCAGCGATGGCGCAGTGACAAAGAACGCCGGTGCAATTGCCTCTAACGTAGTTGGTGGCGCAGTCGAAATCGAAGTAGCTGCAACAGTTACTCGCCGTGTCGGTTACGCACCTGAACTCACTGTAGACGCTAAATACTCACCACTCGTATTAACCCTAGATTACTAAAAGGAGAACATCATGGCTATCGGTAATTTACCAATAGAAGACTACGTCTCAGTTGTTCGCCAGAACAAGGGTTTGTACAGTGAGTACCCCATTGAAACAACAGGTGCATTAACTGTAGGTGGAGCGGCAACATTCGCTGTCGCCCCTACAGGTCCAACTGTCCGCACAGTGACACAAAGCGCCCTCGTTGGTGCAACAGTTGTCCTTACGGCTGCACAATCAGGTCAGGTATTCAACAACCGTTCAACTAGCGGTAGCCCATCATGGACGCTACCAACAGCTGCTAACGGTTTGTGGTTTACTTTTACTGTGTCGAATGTCACGACTGGGTTCACTGTCACAGGTGGAACAATCAAGGCAAAGACTAACGCAGCTGGTACAGCTATTAGCGGTACAACGCTTACTAACACACAGGCAAGTGCCGTTGTTGGTGACACAATAACATTAGTATGTGATGGTACAAGCTGGAACATGGTTTCCCAGTCTGGTATCTTCGCAGCGGCTTAGTCATGGTACGAGTTCCCTATCCTAAAGATGGCAACAACAACACCATCGACACCTCAACCCCAGCCAAACCAGCCATCGCTGTTACCTATGATGCGACCGTTAGCGGTTCAACAGAGATAACACTGAACGCTGCCACCACGCTGATTGAGGTCGGTGCGATTGATAAAGCTATCTTACTGAGGTGGGGAACATCGGATGCTTCCACCACAGCATTTGATGAGGTGATTCCTGCCAACACCGTTCGTCAGTTCTTCGTGCCAGTCAACCCAGCGTCGGCAACGAACGCACTGTTTACTGCCGTGAACTTCATCGAACAATCGGCAACAGCCATCCTCGTTGTGTCTGAGAAGTAGTTGTTGTATATAAAGCTTATGCGTGGTATAATCACGCCATATGCGACAGACACTCTTGGAACGCAAGGCACAAATTGAGAAGAAATTTGACGCTCTTAAAGAGCAAAAAGCAGACATTGATGCGGAACTCGTCCGATTACAGGGCGAGTTTCGTTTGTGTGAAGAACTTATTGCAAAATCTGATGAGACGGAGCCTGTAGAGGGCGAAGTTGTTGATGCGAATACAATAACGGTTCAAGAACCAGAGGAATAATATGGCAGACCCACGATTTAAAAACGTCACGGCACTTGGTGCTGGTGCAATCACCGAGAACCAATCAAACCCAGACCCATTGCTTGATAGGGTGAGCGAGTTCCAGTACGTTAAGGTGACAAACATCCTCCCACTGAAGTTCATTGGCAAGGTCGCCCAGTCTCGCCAAGTGAGTGTTCCCTTTAATGTCGTTGGTGGTGCTGAAAAAGGTGTTGATGAGAATACTCTCAAAGCCGCTGGCCTTGACCTCAAGAACCCTGACCACCGAGCATTTGTCCACACCTCAGTGAGTGTGCCAATCGAAGCTGGCCAGACCGTAAATCTTCGTGGTGATGAAGCTAAGGTGATTGTCCGCCAGTTGGTGAACGAGGCAATGGCTTATGATGGTAACACTATTCGCCGTGGAAACCCAGCCTCACGCCGTCTGTACGAAGAACGCATTGTCCAAGGTGTCTACAACATCGACGACCTTCTCGGTGAACAGCGTAAATCTCAAGATGAACTCGTCAGCGAAGCCCTCGACAAAGAAAACGAGAAGGCTTTTCCAACCCTTACCGAAGAACCAGCTAAAAAAGAGAAGAAGTAGTGGCCGATACGAGCCTTGATGCGCTCATAGCGAACAAAGAAGCGGAGTACGAGACACTGAGCCGCTCAACTGCCGCTATGCTCGAAGCCCACGAAGCTGAACGAGAGCGTTTTAAGGTGGAAATAGCCGAGAAGCGTGAGAAGGCCGACAAAGACCTCGCTAAAGCCCTCAAGACTCGCACCAAAGAGCTAGAGGACGTTGAAAAACAGCTCACCAAGGCTCAGACGGAACTTGCAACGACCACGAAGCATACCGCAACAGTTGTCGAGACAGCAGAAGCCGAACTCGCCACCGTTAAAGAGGAAAAAAGCCTGCTAGAATCGGTTATCGCCCACCTCAAAGCCGAGGAAATGTCGCTTGACGCTGAACTAACTGTTAAAAAGGCACGTATCACTGACCTCAATGCCACTGTCGAGAAGCTCAAGGGTGATGTAACCGAAACAACAGAGAAGAAGCACGAAGCAGAACGCCAGTTTGAACAGTTCACCGAGCAAGTGACGCTCGATGAGCAGGAACACACTGAAACCAAGCGACTACTAGAGAAAGATATTACCGAGGCCACTGAACGCCTCAGTTTGCTACGGTCTGAACTTAACCAAGCCCAACGCACACTGGTAGAAGTCCGTAGCCAAGAAGAAAGTGTCCGCCAAGACATCGCCGATAGGTACATGGATATTCAGAACCGTGAAGACATGCTCACCAAGCGTGAAAATCAGGTGCGTATCTCCGAGAAACGTGTCTACAACTACCAACAATTTACTAAATTATGATAAACTGTACTCAGCAGAGTCCTCACTAGAGACTATATCTTATGGCTATAACACCCAACGAACGAGAAACGATTGCAGCTGTCGACTCCATCACTGGAGATTCCTTTTATGTGGAAGGTACAGCGTCTACCGGTGCGATAAACGTTAACGTGGCGGGGTCGGCCGGTACCCTCGATAGCAACCTGACTGAGATAGATGGAACAGCCGTTGCGGTTAATACGGGTAATGCAAATAATGGTACGCAGCGTGTTGTACTAGCCAGCGACCAGCCAGCTATCCAGACGCTTGAGCAGACTGGACTTGTACCGTTTGAGTACGATTACCTTGCTGCAGCCTATCCAGACGCAGATACCGAGGTATATACCTATTATCAGGGTGGTTCTGGCGGTACGCTTATCGCCACAGTCACCGTCAATTACACAGATAGCACGAAAGAATTTATAACCAACGTAACGAGGACATAGCATGGGGTTAAAGTTTAATCCTACAAATGGCCAGTTCGACGTTACAGGTGCAGGCGGTGGAAGCGTCTCGCCTTTGACAACCAAGGGTGACCTATATACCTACTCGACAATGGACACTCGCCTACCTGTCGGCAATAACGGTGAGGTACTGAGTGCCAACTCTGGCACGACAACAGGACTGGAATGGATAGCTGCTGGCGGCACAGGAACAGTTACGTCAGTAGACTCTGGCAATGGTATGAACTTTAGTTCTATCACGACGACTGGCTCCGTAACGCTCGGTACACCATCAACACTCACAGTATCAACTAGCAATGCCGTTACGACGACATCACACACCCACGCTATTACTTCATCTTCTGCCCCCGGTGCTTCTGCTTCTCTCCTTGCCACTGATTCGAGCGGTATTATCGGCTCAACTGGCACACGTATTGTAAAAGGATGGTTCACCGACCTCACTGTTACCAACGCCATATCAGGTTCAATCACTGGCAATGCAGGGACGGCTACCGCCCTCCAGACACCACGGACAATCGGAACAATCACCGGAGATGCAACAAGTGCGGGTAGTTCATTTGACGGGACTGCTAACAACACAAACGCTTTGACGCTGGCTACGGTCAACTCAAACGTTGGGTCGTTTACCAATGCAAGTATTACTGTTAACGGGAAAGGTCTCATCACCGCCGCCTCAAACGGCACTGCGCCCGTCACTTCTGTCTCTGGTACGACAAACCGCATCACTGTTACCGGTACAGTCACTCCGACCATTGATATTGCAGCGACCTATGTGGGACAAACATCTATCACAACCCTTGGAACGATTACCGCAGGAACGTGGACAGGAACAACAATTGCCGTAGCAAACGGTGGTACTGGCCAAACATCCTACACGAACGGCCAACTCCTCATAGGAAAAACGACAGGTAACACACTCGCCAAAGCCACCCTCACGGCCGGTACAGGTATATCTATCACAAACGGTTCTGGGTCAATTACCATTGCCTCATCTGGCGGAGGTATCAGCTGGACAGAGGTAACTGGCACATCACAAGCAGCAGCGGTGAATAACGGCTATATTACGAACAATGCTGGCTTAGTCACCGTCACGATTCCGACAACGGCAGCTGTTGGCTCAGTTGTCAGGGTCGTCGGCAAAGGCGCTGGTGGCTGGAGAATCGCCCAGAACGCCTCAGAAATTATCCACTTCGGCGTATTCAACACAACAACAGGCACAGGCGGTCGCTTAGATAGTGTCAACCGATATGATGCAGTCGAGCTAGTCTGCACGGTGGCAGATACTGAATGGACGGTCGTAAGCTCTCAAGGCAACATTACGGTGACATAATGGCTACTGTTACTAACTACTATAGCCAGACATTCACACCATCTCTATCGGGGTTTGTCGGACGAGAGAGTGTGAACCAAACATTCACAAATATTCGTGCAGGTGCTGGAACAACAAACGGTACCGCAGACTCAAGCGGCCTCGCACTTACTGCGACATCAACAACCAACCAATACTCTTCTCTCTACAGGTATATCAATCTCTTTAACACATCCGCCATACCAAGTAGTGCAACCGTTACATCGGCAACTCTTACCACGTACAGTACGGGTAAGACGGGCAACCTTGGTAGTCCAGGACTTGTGGTTGTATCATCGAACCCTGCAAGCAACTCGGTACTCGCTAATGGTGACTATTCGACACTCGGTTCTACCTCATTTGGTACGCTCTCCTACGCTTCCTACGCTTCCACTGGTGGCAACCCTGTATCATTAAACGCTTCAGGACTAGCTAATATTACCAAGAACGGAACAAGCAAATTTGGTGCGGTGTTGGATTGGGATTTTAACAATAGCTTTACAGGCTCATGGGTTAGCTCCGCAAATTCAGCCCTCGGTTGGTACAACACGAGTCAGCCCCCAACCCTTACCGTTAACTGGACAGTTGATTTCCCAACCCTTTCAATCAATAATATAAGCAGTCTCGCTAACGTGACGACTATAACGACATCATAAGGAACTATCATGGCGACGAATAACAGTGCGAACAATTCATACACCAACAACGCAGACGGTTTTTCGCTAGCTGGAGGGACTACTCCACGTACCCTGACCCTCACGGCTGGAAACGTCACGCTCTCCTCTGGCGGGTCGAATACCTATACGATGCCATCTGCAAC